CTCAAGTTGTCCCCGTTGGCGGCTGAGTTGAGATTCTGCGGTGGGTTTTGTTGTTCGCAGCATTACCTCCGGCGTTAAGAGACAAAACGTGACACAGAGGAGTCACGGGTAGAACCTTCCGCCAGGATTCTATCTGGTTACACCCCGTATGGCGTTCGTGCATACACGCCCTACGGGCACGCCTGGCAGCCTCTGTCAGACGTGCCATGAGCAGCAATTGGAAGCACTCTCCGAGGATGAGGCTGTACTGCGGGCCACAGACAACGACCACTTCATCGTCGCGATTGAAATGGCTGTTGGAATGTGCGAATGCTGCAAGAAGTGCGGTCCTCTTCGCAAGTGCATGGACTATTTACACGGCGATGCTGCTTCATTAACAAGGCATACACTCTTTTTCACACCGGAGGAGGTGGCACTCATGTTCAAGGGCGTGACTCCAGGTGCGATTACGAGTGGCTTCGGTGCATCTATCAATGCAGGCGGCCATCTGGCTACGTTGAGGAAATTCAAGACTTTCCACACGCCAACCGAGCTGGCGTTGCTTGAAATATTTCCTTTTGTGGCTGCCTGCTTGACCCACGAACGTGAATACTTGAGCGGATTCTGGGGCAGCTGTTGCGGCTTTACTAAGCATAACAGCGTGCTTCGCCGCTACAACGTACCATTGAAGACCCCTGAAGGAGAGTGGGTCGACAGATACTTCGTGGGAGATAACAAACAGATCGAGGAAGATGGTGAAGCCGTTTACGATGCGGTGACCAGACTCGGTCTTGATGGCGACGTGAAATTGCTGAAAGATCCAAACGCCGACGACTCTGCACAGCCTTTGGCTGTCAAGTACGGGGCATCGCCCCATGAACCGATTTTCTGGGCGAACACGGTACAGAACGCCAAGGATGGCATTAAAGGACGCATTGACGACGTCATGGTTCCTATGACGACCACGGAAACCCAGGATGAAGAGCTCATGACTATTGTCAGAGTGTTCGTTGAACGGTTCAAAGGATCAGCACTTCCGATGGAGATTCTCGCCAGTCTTTTGTTTTTGGACTGGAAGTCGAAGAAATGGACGGAAGCACGCGCCATAAGAGCCCTTAACGACTTGGCCGAGAGATATTGTCCAGGATACAGATTCAAGGGAAAGGTCAAGTTGGAGCCTGCTAAGAAAGGGAAGCCCCCTAGATTGATTATCAGCGATCAAGACGCAGGGCAGGTGATGGCATGGATGGTCATGGGCCTGCTCGAGCGGTACATTTTCACCACTTACAAGAGCAGATCAATCAAGGGCATGTCTAAGAAGGCTCGAATGGAAAGGTTGGCAAGGGATTTTCACATGAACAAACACGGCGAGAAGGGCGAATTTGTCGAGAAGATGCTGGCCTCCATCCTTGAGAATGATGGTAGTGCCTGGGACGGCTGCATGAGGCAGCGCCTGCGCATGCTTGTAGAAGAGCCCTTCATTGAGGCCGCCACCGAGATGGTGAACCAGTTGGTTCTCCCTGCGGGAATGTACAGCGACGAACATTTGGAATCAACCAAGGGCAAGACCATTACGCTCAGGTTCCCTATGGCGATGCGCGACCTCCAAGTGAAATCTCCAGAATCGTTGGGTAAGGATGACACTGGTGTGGAGCTCAGCGATTTCGTCGCTTTGAAGAAGATTGTGAAGGTAGAGATCTCAGCCATCCGACGTTCCGGACACCGGGGCACGAGCATATTGAATTGGATCTCGAACCATATGTTATGGGTTTGGGTTCTTTTCGGAAAGCATGGCGTTTGCTTTGCTCACCCCGATCGCCGCCGCTGCAAAGACATTTTTGGTCGAGAGCGGAACGCTTTGTTTTGTTTTGAAGGCGATGATAGTATTTTGGCAGTAACTGGATCATTCACCCAAGACGAGATCGATAAATTGACATCCCGTTGGAAAGCTTTGGGGCATCGCCCCAAGTTGTTCCTTAGGAAACCAGGAGATGCTGCCGAGTTTTGTGGATGGAAATTTCTAGTGGACGAGTACGGCTTGAAGGCCGACGGGTTCACGGTTGACGTCCCAAGACAGTTTCGGAACGGGCACACATGCATAGCACCCGAGGCGGTGGATGCTGTTGTGCGGGGCAATCGTGTGAAATTTGCCAAGGTCGCGGTGCCTGGCATGCTCACACGCGCGTACACCTTGGCAGAAACGGCGCCATCGTTGGCACAGTATTTCTTAGGAATGGCTGAGCACTTCAACGGCGGGGTCGTGACTGACGCGAATTTTGAAGCGAGGGAACTCTACAGGCTCGGAGAAATAGCGGCAGACTTACCAGAGATGTGGCGCACAGACATAGACAATTTGCGCAATCTCGAGGACATGGTCGATATGCGATCGATCATTGAGAAGATTTATTCTGCCGTTGCTGTGGGGAAGCTTGCTTGCGCCGATGAAGCCAAATTTGCTGTTGCCCACGGGTGGGTCGAAGAAGAAGCGGAGTACGAACTTTTCGTCCAGCTACTGGAATCAGCAGGATACAGCCAGCACAACGTGCTGGATGCTGTGGACCTACCCGGCAAGTTTGGTGAAGCCTGATGCCGCATTTTGCGGCGGGCAACAATGTAGGGGTTACTGAATTTTTCCTTCCTTTACGTACTGACAGATAATGCACTAGGGGCGTGGATATTGGGCGCGAGGGCGCCTGGTTGAAGCGAGTAGGGAGCGTGCGGGATATTGACACGGTCGCTCAGCGTGAAGCCGGAAATCCCCCGACAAGCCATTTTGGAGTCGGACTAACTGCCTGGGTAAGGGGTAAGTGGTGCATGAACAAAAGCCAGACCTCGGGCTGCTCCCCGAATTACCTTCGTGATCTGACGTACCCGGTCAGGTCCTGGAGCCAATTAGCGATCCTCACCGGCTTGGATGAAGGTGAAGGCCAGTCCGTACCATCACACGTGGATTAATGCGGGCACTACTGCCACCGACAGAGGGTGTCGTGTAAGCTATCCGATTGCCGAGAAGGGTAGCCCAAGCGAGTGGTAGAGTAGTGGCTACGGGTGGGATGGGTTTAACCGGGAGTTGCGCGGGCGTCCGCGACTCTCAGGTCCATCTTGTGTAGACGTCAAGGGTCCCGGTTCATGGAATCGGTGGGCGGTTCTTTCTTAGGTTAGGATTGTATTTCCTTCCCCGGACTCTTTTCAAGTTGTCCCCAGTCCGGGTAGTGCACTGAGTAGTTTGGGTTGCGTCATTCTTTTGACGCTTCGCTTTCAGCATAACTCTCTTTCGAGACGGCACATCATCTGATGCCGAAAGCCATGAAGAAGACGACCATCGCCAAGGTTCGCCGAGATCTTCGGAAAGTTCGGAAGGACCTTGTCAACAAGAAGAAGAGTCGCGGTCGTGGGCGTGCCGCTGGTGGTGTGATCTACAACGGTGTCGCAGCTGGGCCGAAACATGCCTTTGGTGGGTCGACGACGAAGAAAGCGCATCCTGTTTGCTTGGATGCGCGGATGCCTGTGACCCTGGGCTTGCCTCGTGCAGTTGCACCATACACTGTGATCAGGACATCGACGATCATATCTGCCAACGCGGGCGAGATGATGATATTTTGTCCGTTCCGCCGATGCGGGCCGAATGTCGACAACAATGATTCTTGGATGAATTGGTGTGGCGTTCGCCAGGCACAAGCCGACAACACCTTGATCTCAGCCGATGGTGGCATCACGCCGCTCAAGATGCCGTTAGAAGGCTTGGGCGGCGCCGCTGAGGTCGTGCCGTCAGCAATGACGGTGCAAGTGGTCAATGGCGATGCGTTGCAGCAGGCAGGAGGCACGTACATGATGGGTCGTGTCAACCAGCCTCTCCATTTCGGAGGCAACGACACCACGACATGGGCGAAATTCGGTGAAGAGTTTGTCTCATTTTACGCCCCTCGCATGTTGGCCGCTGGCAAACTTGCGATTCGTGGGGTGAAGTGCAGCGCCTATCCGATCGACATGTCCGAGTACTCATCGTTCAAGGCATTGACGTATTCATCTGCGACCAGATGGAATCCAGACATCATGCCTGGTGCTTTGACGCCGATTGTGTTGCTTCCGAACCAGAACACGATTAACGGCATCACGGCATTCGTTACGATTGAGTGGCGTGTCCGATTTGACCCACTCAACCCCGCCACTGCGTCTCACACGCATCACCCCACTTTGTCAGACGAAGCCTGGGATGGTTTGATCCGTGATATGTCCGCAGCTGGCCATGGAGTTGAGGAGGTGGCCGAGGCAGGCGCAGAGGCAGGTGCGATGGGCTATGCTTTCGCACGCACTGCTGGCGCCATTGCCATGGCTTGATGAGTGGCTATAGTCTCGTAGGGGGTTCGTGCTGTTGTTGCGAAGCACGGCCATTTTCCAGATGACGCAACCGGCAGGTTTGCTCCGCCTGCCACCGCGAAGCGGTCTTAATCGGAGTGCCTGACAGATGCTTTGGTGTTAGGTAGGGGTGGACAGACCCCGCGCCTGTAAGTGGTGCCGTTTCCG